GTCAGTTTCTTAGGAGTAACGCCTTTGTTGGCTTCAACAGCCGCGCCGCGAACAATGCCGGGCAACAGCGCCGTTGGTTCTTTGTATGCTTCAGGAGCTTCGGCAGGCGCACCTAGTTTGTTCTTGAGAGAATCCCGAGCGGCCTCAAGCTGCTCACGTACCCGGGGACTCATTTGCAGCGTTGTATTCTCAAGCTGGTTCTCAATCACACGCAATTGCCGACGCATCTGCTGGACTTCAAGCGACTCTGGGGCTACTGATTCTTCTGCCAAATTGCGTTGGTTGTAGCCTTTTCTGAGGTTGGTGCTTTCCTCAATCAGCGCTCTGCGTTGGTCTTTCCAGGCATTAAGCTGCTCTAGCTTTTCACCTTTAGGGTTACCGGCACGCTTAATCTTTTCGCTCAGGGCGTTAATAGACTGCTGGTTTTCTTGCAGCCGTTCCAAGATGCGTTGACGACGGTCAACGGCGGTATCCGAAGCCCTTTGTTTCTTCTCTTCTTTGATGACGTGTGAGTAGCTCTCAATCAAAGACTCGGCTTGGTCGGTAAGTTCTCGAAGTTTGATCGCTTCGTACTCACGCGCAATTTTGTCGCGGGCTCTAACCGCTTCGTCTACCGTACGCTGACGAATAACTTTTTCTTCCGGCGTTGACGCTTCGGCAAAAAGATCTCTGGCTTTTTTAACGGCTTTAAGCGCATGTTTGTATTGCTCTTTTTTAGCCGTAAGCGCTTCGGATTCCTGAGTGGCAAATGCTTTAGCGCTGATGCCTTTCTCAATATTGTCGCCCACAGACATCAACTTAGCGCGCAGAGCTGTTGCAGCTTCGGGGTGCAGCGCGTCGCCGCCATTCAACAAACGGTTAAGGTTTACTTCAGCTACGCCGTTATCTGCAAAACTCTGTGTGTGCCGAGGAATTTGGCTCTGTTCTACTTTGTCGTCGCTACCAACAGCATCAACCAGATTAGCAAACGATTCTTTGCGAGCATCTTTAGCATTGTCTCGGGAGTCAGCCCAGCCCTTACGCTGGTTCATTGTGTCAAAACCCGCGCCTGTCAAATGCTGTGAGGACTTCTCCAACATCTGGTCGACTAAATCGCTAACCTTCTCATCACTGGCGTCAGTCAGGATGTTGTCGGCCACTTCGGTGGTGTTGCGGCGGCGCTCTTCTTCAGCAATTTTGTTTTGCAGAGCCTCTAACTCTTGCTGTTTGTTAGCAAGGTCTTGTTGTTTCTCTTCTGGCAGTTGGCCTTGCTCGGCTTGCTTTTGCAAGTCGTCAATACTTTGTTTTAGTTCCTTGGTCCGCGCCTCACGGTCTTTGAACGCTTGCTCAGTTTCAAACTGTTGAGGTTCTGGTTTGGCTGTCAGCTTGTCAAGCTCTGCTTGCAAAAGCGCAACATCTTGTGCATGTTCGGACTGACCTTTAAGTTGCTCAATTTCTTGCTGTAATTCAACGGCGCGGTTGTGGTCAGCCATAGCTGACTTAGCGGCTTCTAAACGCTGGTCATAAATTGCCTGCTCAAGATCGGTACGCTGGCCTTTTTGGTTAGCCAGTCTTTGCAAGAAGTCAATTTCTTGTTGCAGCCGGGTCTGTTTAAAGTCCAGTCCAGAAATATCAAAACCGCGTTGCGCCAATGCTTGTTGCTTTTGTAATAAATCGGGTTCATACGGCAGGTTTTGTCGTCCAGCTTCCGCTTGCTCACGACCTGTAGCCATCTGAGACGCCAATAAATCTTCGTAGTCTTGAATTTTATTTTGGTCACCAAACAATTCTGGTTCAGTTTCTAGCTTCTGAATCTTAGGAATAAGATTTCGAGCCGCCTCCATGTCGCCTTTGTCTTTGGCTTTTTGAAGTTTTTTATACAGATTTTCAAGCGTGTCAGCATCAGGCTTAGCTACATAAGGCGCGTATTTTTTAAGCGCATCCAATGCTGTCTTAAATTGGCTGTATTGGTCACTGGCCCTTGCCGCAGTCTGTGTGTCTTGCGCTTCGCTAAAAGTCTTTTGCGCTTGATCCATCTGTTCTTGCAGATACCTAACATTGGCCGCGTATTCAACAGGGTGGGGCGCCAAATCTTCCATTTGATTTTTAGCGCTTGTAAGCCTAGCTTGTAGTACATCGGCAAGCTGCGGATTATTATCTTTCAGTGCTTGTTGACGCTGTTTCTCAAACTCAGCCTGCTGCGCAGCAAGAGCTTTGAGCTGGCCCAAATCAGAAGTATCCGCCGCTTGACCCACATTACCAAATACATCAGCCTGCGCCCCTTCTTGCTGCATTGACTTTGCGTAGTCAGCTTGGGTTTGCTGTTCGCCAACGCGTTTTTGCAACTCACGGATGCGGGGTACGGCAGCTTGCAGTTCTTGTTGGAAGTTTTTGTATTCGTCAGACCTAATTAACTCTGCATACTCTTGTCGTGCCCGTTGTTTTTCTGCAACAGCTACTTGGTCGGCAGGGTCCGCTTTACCCTGCATCAACTGTTTCAACTGAACCAAGCGTTGTCCGTACTGAGCAGCTTGGTCTTGAAGGTCAATTAAGTAGCCATCTGTTTGTTTGTACGCCGCTTTTTGGTCATCGCTCAGGGCATCTTTTTGGCGTTGTTGTTCGGCCAGCAGGTCGGCACGCGTTTGTTCGGCGCCGCTCAACATTTTGGATGCTGCGTCGCGAGCACCCCTGCCGTGCATGAAACCGAATATAGGAGCCATGCCGATAGCGCCCATAGTGGCGTGGCCGTACGCTTCCATTGCATCGGGGGAGGTCAGGCTCTTGCCTTCTTCGGCACGGTCGAGCATTGTGTGGCTGACCATCATGCCTGTGCCAAGCACCGCGTTTTGACCCGTGCCTTGGATTACGTTGCGCACTGTGCCGCTCAATTGCTGAGAGGCTTCTTCGGCAGTCATCCTACCGGCCAGCACTTCTTTAGCCAAAGGCGCAGCTTCTTCAGCCGCTGTCTTACCCAATATACCGCGCATGGGCGCGTGGAGGATGCGGCCTGCTAATTGGTCGACGGCGGCGTGGGCGATACCGTAGCCAACAGCGCGCAAATAGTTGGGTTCTTCGCCGCGGTCTTTTTGTTTTGCAATTTCTTGACCGATGTACGCGGGTGCATTAATTGCGGCAAACGCCGCTTCTTTGGCAGCTAAGATAGTACCTGCACCGGCGGCTTCAGGAAGTGCGGCGGCTGCGGCAGTCCCTGCCAGTGTCGGGGCGGCGTAGCGCCCAATCATGGAGCCCGTGCCCTGCGCTATTTCTTCGCCGTATTTTTGAGCGTATGCGCCAAGTGTTGGAAGAATCCCGGGCCGGGCTTTGTCAGCTTGGAATTGCTCTTCGGTGTACGGCTGGTAGCTTTGAGCAGCGGCTGCTTTTTCTCGACCGTAGTTAATCAGGCTTTGAATACCTGTTGCTTCGCCTAGACCGCGAGCCGTTTCCCCTATGCCCTGTTCAAGACCTGCACCAAATGCCCCCATAATTCCCGTTGCGGGTTTGGGCGCTTTGCCAGCCGACGGGTCTTGCGCTAAGACAAAATTAAATATGTCTTGTTGGCTGGCGCCTTCTGGCCCCTCCACATGATAGATACGGCCATTAGGTGCTTGTACATTGTAGACGGGCATAGGGTGCTCTTAAATTTTTAACCGCCCCCGAGTAATTTAAATCCCGATGTGGATGCCGGGGCGGCAGTGGTTCCAACTGTACCAGAAGATGGCACGCTTGTCCCTAGTGTTGCGGCATGTGCTTCAGCTCTTTGTTGATAATATGCTTGCGCTTCTTCATCGGACTTCAGCATATTTTCAGGGAGCGCTCTCCATTTCTGCATGTCAGCCGTTGCAAGCTTATCTACTTGCGCTAGTTGCTGGGCGTTAAGTTTACCCGTCAGTCCCGCACCGCGTTGACCGTACCAGCCTGCTTGCGCAGACATAAGTCTTTGTTGGTACGGTTGCAGCGCTTCAGCTAAATTAACTTTACGGCCTTCAAGGTTAGCCATCAGCCCCCTAATTCCCAGTTCACCAGCTTGATATTGCGATTTATCCGTTAAACCGTAAGCAGCCATTGTGTTCGCAATAGCATTTTGTTTCTCGGTACGGCTCAGTTGTAAGTACGTTTGCGCGTCGCGCTCGTTATTATTGAGTCGGGCATCAAGCGCTTGTTTAGTAGCTAAATCGGATTTAAGCAGTTCGCGCTCGGCAGCATCTGCGTAATCCTTGTCGTGAATGTAGCTTTCGCCACCAACCTTACCGGCTTTTTCAAAGAACTCACCTATGTTTCTGGAGTTCATACCGGCTAAACTGCCCATTATCAGGGCGTTGGCAAACGCGTTATCGTTGCGGTTTTGCAAGCGTTTGTGTTCTGCGTCGCTCAAATCTTGGAGTGGTTTGTACTCCGCTTTTGCTGCCGCGTCTTTTTCTTTAGCTAACGTGTTAGCTTGGTTATAGAGATCGGCAGCAGAAGGTGCGCCTTCTTGGGCTAACTTAATGCTTTGGTTAACGTCGGCTAAAGTCAAACCTTTGTAAGCTGTTCCTTTGTTATCCAACAAGTCGTACAAGTGGTCAGACGCAACTGTGCCTTCTTTTTTGGCATCGGCTACTTTAGGCGGTGCTTTTGTCTTGGGGTCAACGGCTGGCACGTTAGAAGGGGCTGCGCTAGAAGAGGTAGCGTTAATGTCTGGATTGAGCGCTGCTATACCTTGAGAGCCTCGGCCTGCGCCAGCACCGGTAGGAGTCAAAAAGGGCCTTGATCCAGCATTTTGCCGTGCGGCCAGTTCTTCGTCTTCGTTGGCGTTTAAGTCTGGGGAATACAAAGCGGCAGCCCCGCCAATACCAATCATGCGTCCCAACATTCCACCATTTAAAGAAGACCCTAACCTACTTAAAAAAGAAGGGCTTTCTGCGATGGCAGCGGGCGTTGGTGGGGGCGGTGTGTAGTATCCGCTGGTTATTCTGCGAGACATGGCTTGACGCACTTCTTCGGGCGTCATGTTGTAAATATCCGAAGCTCCGGTTGGGAATTGCCCAGCTCCAACAGATACCGCATTAGGCGTAAGACCTGCCGCGGCAAAACGACGTTCACCATTTTCCATACGGCCACCAACGTGACCACCATCGGCGTAGCCAACAATACCGCCAGCCGCCATACCTTCAATGTTCCTAGCGGGTAGTTGACCAATACCTTGGTTCTCAGGAGCAATAGACTGAATGTCTTGTTGGGCTACCGTGATTTGCGGTTGTTGCTGCGGCGCTTGGGCGGCCTTCTTGGCGTTGGCAATTTGAGAAGCCAAACCAACAATAATTCCTCCGTTAGGGCCGCTCATATGCTGTTGCGCAAATGCTTGCAGTTGTTGCAGAGGCATGCCCATCATCATTTCGCGCAGTTTTGCAATCTCACCTTGCGTGACGGAAGGATCCGCCGGTTGTGTTTGTGCAGCAATCATGCTTTTTCCTTACGCTATTTTTGCAACGGCCAGTCCAGCCAAACCACCAGACGCTTTTCTAATTACACCGCCTTTAGCAGATTTTAACGATGCACCTATGGCTGTACCAGCCAAACCTGTAAGAATAGAAGCAGCGCTTGGGGGTGCGGTGTATGTTTGTTGCGCTTGTGTAGTGGTTGGTAGACCGTGCAGAATATTTGACATGAGCCCAAGCTGATTCTGAGCGTAAGTCTGGGGCGCAAGATACTGCTGATAAGCAGCATTAAGCGCGTTTTGCACACCTTGTTGCTGTTGCGTGCCGTAGGCATTTTGCAGGTTAGCAATTCCGGTTTGCTGGTTATATTGGTTTTGACCAATGGCGTTCAAATCCATGCCGCCAGTCATGGCGGTTTGTGCAGCCTGCAAACCAAAACCAGCGCCAAACTGCTGTTGCTGAGCGTTAAGGTTGGCCGCCGCTTGCTGTGCCTGCTGATTGGCAAGGTTAGCCTGTTGAACGTTTGCTAGGTTTTGCAAGCCCATTTGTTGGCTTAATTGACCCTGCATTAATCCGTATTGGCCCTGCAAAGCTTGGTTGGCCAAGCTGGCTTGTTGTGCCAACTGAGCATTTTGCAAACCTGTGTTATAGCCCATTTGTTGGTTTGACAAACCAGCTTGTAAATTGGCCGCTTGATTTGCTTGTTGAGCCTGCAAGCTTGCCGCATTTGAAGTATTAAACTGTTGTGCAGCAGTGTTATACGCATTGTTGTAACCTTGTCCAATCAAGTTAGACATGGCTAATTGATTAGACTGGTTTTGCAAAGCGTCTTGAACACCCGCACGGCTTCCACCAAATGCACCAGCTTGAGTTTGTGCGGCTTGATTTGCCGCCTGCTGCATTCCTTGTTGTTGTTGCAACAATTGAATTTGAGGGTTCAATGACTGTTGCAAATAGGGATTCATGTACTGAGATACGCTATTCCCAGTAAAGTTTTGTGAACCCACATTTTGCGCCGACACATTGCCAGGCTGACTAAACCCCGCAGCGCTAATCGTTGGGGATGCACTTAGTTGTGCAGCGGTGCCCTGAGCCCCATCAACATTTTGTGCTGCGTAAGGATTGTAAGAATAATTTGCGTTCGCCGCTGTTTTTGTCGCATTTTGCAATGCAGTAGTAGCTTGCCCCAGTTGTGGGGCTGTCTGCATATTTTGAGCAGCGTTGAACGAAGTCTGTTGCAACGGCTGAAAGCCTGCAACCAAGGATCCTTGGTACGGCTGGTACGCCTGACTCGTATAGTCTTGCGCCTGACCTAGAAGATTCTCTGCATAGGGGGCAATGTCGGGCGCAAAGCCCGTCTGGTATTCTGTTACTGAGGTAGGTGTTGATGCTGCCATAATAAGTCCTTATGCAGGTAGGAACTGCTCTGCGTTGCTGTCTTTAGCATATGCGTGTTTGCCGCCCATTGTTTTGCTGCGGCCTTTTTGAACGCGGTCAATCATGGCGTACAGTTGTTTGGCTCCGGCGTTTGTTGAACCATTACCCAACTCAGAAACAATACGTGCGGGTACTACAAACTCACCTTCGGCCAAACGTGCGGGTTGGTGCTCACCAATTTGAGCGGGAATGTTGTCAGAAACGCCATCACCGGGACCGCGAAGCAGTTGGCCGCCATCAGAATAGCTGCCCAAATTGGATATTCCTCCAGAGGAATATTTCATCAAACGCTCAACTCCGTGCAGCTCAGCCGTAGGACCGCGCAACGAAACCATGTGAGGCGCTGCATGTGACAGACCGCCACCAGCCATAGTTGTCGGGATTCCCATCATTTCGTTGTACGCTTGCTGCGAAGTCAGCGGGTTAGCGTTAATACGTGCCAGCATATTTGGATTAAATGCCGTGCCTTGGTTATGTAGTTGCTGATTACCAAAAGAAGACGCCAAGATAGGCGTTTGTGCTACGCCGTTGTAATAGGGGCGAATATACCCAGCGGATGCTGGGGGAAGCGTTGGCATCTTAGTAGTTGTTTGCGAAGACAACCCTGCAACAACCGGCAGCACAGCGGCGGCAGTCGGCGTCATGTTATTTTTGGCAAACTGCAACGCGCTGCTTGGGCTAGAGAATGTGTCCGCTATACCTTTACCCATGGTAGATAACGGATTAGCAGCGGCTTGAGCAGCAGCGGCTTGTTGCGCCGCAGCGTACTGCGCGTTAAGTTGACTTATTTGCTCAGCAGTGAGTTGCCCGCCACCTGCTACTGTAGACATTGCGGCCTGCTGTGCAGCCACCGCTTCGGGGTTTGCCGCCAAGCCTGCCTGCGTCAACGCCTGTGTACCAGCGCCTGTGAAAGCTCCGCCCAAAGCAGCGCCGCCATATGCACCCAAACCTGCTTGCAAACCTTGTGAAAGACTGCCCGTAGCCAAACCTGTTAAACCGCCAACGGTAGCGCCGATACCAATAGGGCTGGTCAATGCAGCCGCGGTTCCTGCGCCAAGGCCAACAGTGTCCGTCAAAAAGCTACCAATACCGGGAGCAAAATAGTTAAGCGCCAACCCGGCGAGGGGGGCGGCAATAGGTTTAATTTCATTCCAAAGTTTGCTCAACCAGCTAGCTTCGGGTAAACCCGTATGCGGGTTGATTGGCATATCAAAACCATGCTGTAGCGCAATAGAACGCAGTCCGGCTACTTCATCCTTGTTCATGTGAACAAGTTCTGTATCGCCGCCACGCCCTTGTGCGGCTAGATGTTGGGCTAGTACGTGTAGGCTCATGGTTTAATCTTCAGTACGTTGTTGGCAGAAGTATCGTAATAGATAGACCCACTGCGTAGGTTAGACAAATCTGCTTGGGTTGGCAAGCTGGAAACAAAAGAATTTGGATGCGCGGGATCAGGATGGATAAACGCCAAACCAGAAACAACGCCCGTAGTGCCGACACCCGTAGAAGAAGCTGTCAACGGCCCGTTATTATCCAACTGATTGAAGTAAATCCGCAATAGTTGCGTAAGATTATTCATCCAAACAGGGTCATACTCCGCAGGGGCGGGGAGTAAGCGCGGTGCTACAACATTGGTATTTGCCATTATGCTCTCCGTCCATCTGGGCGTACATCAATACGCGGCATGCCAACCTGCCACTGGGTGCCCAATGTGTTTGACCCAACTACCATAGCCATTTGGCGACCACGTACGCGGATGTTGATTTGAGGCGTAAACTGCTGCGTACCATAGAACGGTGTAGTGCTTGAGTACGATTGCGTGCTGGTAACTGTTGGCGCCGGTACCTGGATTGTATATGCGTTACCCGGATTTTGGCGAGGCAACAGCGTCATGTAGCAAGAAGGATTTGTAACATTCGACCCATCAAAGGAGACATCAGGAACCATACGCCAAGCAAAACCATAGCGATCCCCATCACCAATATCAAAATCTCCAGATTGGATATAGGATTGGATTGCGGTTGCAGGGGTAGTGGTTCCATCATCAACTCCTTGCTCTTGGTAAATAAGAACACCATTGCTGGCAGACAATGAATACCCCGTGGACATAGGGCCGCCACGCAAAGGACTGTACGCCCAAGCCGTGCGAGCAGCTACATAACCTGCTGACGTGCCTGCCGAATTACCAGCAGTATTACCATACGCCCAAGAATTATCCAAGTAGTTGTATATGACGTAGCTGTCAATCGTGCTAGAAGCAGCCGAACAGTAGAACCACCAGACCTCACTGAAACCTTCATTCAATCCAGCAAAAAACTGCGAAGATTGGCTTAGGTTAATGTTCTCGTAAACGTATTTACGCATCTCGCTAGGCAGCGTCTGCACCGCGCCATTGTAGTAATAGAACTTATCCACGCCCATCCAGAAGGCGGTATTGTTTGCCACCGCCACGCAGTTTTGCGACAGGATGGATATGTTATTACCCATAATTTGGAAACCCCAAACGTATGGAGGTCCAAGGTATTGCTGCGAATAAATGGCCGTATCTGTGAACACCAGAATCTGCTGAGTCATCTGGATGGCAGTGATGATCTGCGAGCCCGTACTCAGTCGATAATTACCCGCCTGATTAGTGGCGGCAGGGTTCCAAACCGTAATGTTCTGTTGGTCAGACCAAGAAATAAGCATTGGGTCTTGAATGCTATTACCCAGATTGTCTGTGCCGTATGCAATAACAAAACGTGATTGGTCCGATACCAACACAAAGTTAGCGATTGTTGGGCAGGCCGATGTGCCTGTGTCTGTGTACCAATATTGAGACAATACCCCGTTGTTACCCACTTGGGAGTTGGTGTTTGTTGGTGAAAGCTGTTGTGCGCGATAGAACGTAGATGGGCTGTTGTCGTCCAGTACCCAATAGTAAAGCGGGCCACCGCGTTGGTTAAACACCAAGTTCTCGCCGTAATTGGATTGGCTCCAGAGCTGAATGCTGGCAGTGGTTACTGAAGAAGCAACCGAATATCCCCAAGTCGTCGAAGATGTCGAGGTCATTGCCTCAGATCCAACAGTTTGAGATACGCTTACAGAATAAGTACCGGCGCCGCCAGCCGTACCAGAAAGTTGAGCCGAAATCGTAGTACCCGGCGCTACGCCAGTACCTTGCACAGTCTGACCAACAACAATTTTTCCAGATACGCTAGAAGCTGTTAACGTTAACGCACTTATGGCGCCGGTAAAGGATGCGCTTGTACTGCCCGTTGTGTTAATTCCACCCCAACCGCCAGCACTCCAGCCTACGGGAGGTTGGTACACATAGCCGTTTGGGTTGATTTGGAAGGCCGAAGTTGCACCCGATCCACCATTTCCGGAATCGCTACTGTTGGCATTTACGCCAGCAGTGATTGTGAATTGCGTATTGTTAATAACCGTCTGGATTTGGAACTCAGCATTAAGTACCGTAGAGGTAATGTTGCCACCCAAACTAACGGCACCTGTAAAAGTTACAAATGCGCCTGGCAGCGCTAGATTGGAAACTGAGGTAGTAACCTTAATTGATGGGGATCCATTGGTTGCCGTAAACGTACAAGAAACGGCAGAATACCCCAAGCGTACAGGGGTTACATCATAAAAATTACCACCGTTCCCGCCTTGGATATAGTACTTAAAGCTAGTGCCTATGCCAAGCAGCTTGACGCCAATGATCGAAACCCAATTGAAAAGTGACCGGGCCACACCCCAGAATTGACCGTCCGGCTGCTTTAGCGCAGAGGCATTAGAGCCAGTATCAACCACCCAGCCGCCTACTTTTTCAGCATTACCAGAACGGAAGCGAACGTTATTCCCAGCAAACCAAGTCTGCTTATCCGCCAGTGCAGTGGTTTCTTTATTAATACCTGGCTGAAACTTGAGCTTGATGAGTGGCATAGTTAGCTTAATATGTCCAATGCCTGCTTAGTTAAAGCAATGCGTTCGTTAAGGCCAATTGTGCCACCGTTAATGCGTTTTGTCAGCCCCTCCCAATCCTCGGCCTCGGCCAATGGATTACATCCGTGCGTGGCCCAAAACCAACCGCCGCTCATGGCCGCATAAAAAGGCTGAGCTACCGGATTAGGGTCACGCACAAAATCCATGCCGACTGACTGACCAAAGTGCCAATAATTGTCATGGCCCGTGAGTTGAATCACGCCCCTGCCGTGGTACAGCCAGCCATCCCCAGACGCTTCATCACGGTTACCCATGCGATTGGCGTAAATCCGATTAGCGATACGCTGCGGCTGGTTGGCGTACTGAGGTATTTCTTCTGGCTTAAATTTGTGACCAAACAGCCGCTCTAGTGTGGCAGCCTTGTAGCTTAGGTTTTCTTCCAGCGTCTTAAAGTAATTACTTTCGTGTGAGCATTGACCTATAAACGCGGCTTGTTTGCGAGTGTTGTCAATCCCAAACTTTTGAAAAGTTGCGTTAATCGGATCAACCCATGAAGCGCTGATACCAAGTCGCTGTAGCTGGTCACTGTTTAACATTGACCTTGCCTTTTACTTCGTTGTATTGGTCGATGCAGGCGTTGAGTCTTGTGATGGCGATGTCTCCGTCTGCGGCGATGGCGACAGTATCTTTAATAGCCTGTCGCTCAGATTCGGCTCCATCTTTTGAATTTCCTCCGGCAGATCCGGCATCTGAACCGGCGTGTACGCTACAGGTGGTTGGGAAGCGCAACTGGCCAAGGTCAATACGCTTGTTAATATCAGACTGCTTTTGAGTAATTGCATGAGTGGCTTTCTTTAGTGCTGCGGTTTTGACTTGCAAAGACTTTGACAACTCGGCTTCTTTTGCACGGGCTTCTTCGTTCAGCCGAACAATTTCAGCTTGGTCCTCTTCCTTTCGAGCCTCATACCCGGCATGATGCTCATAGAAACCAAACCCAGCCAGCGCCAAAAAAGCACCCAATATCACCCAAGGATTAAATAGACTAAACATTGTTTGCCTCCGCACGGGCTTGAGCCATACGTTCACGTTCATGGTCAGGTTCTAATGTTGGTGGATAACTAGGCTGAGGTGGTGGTGACCAGCTAGGAGACATCATCACTACAGGAGCCGGAGGGGGCGGCGGCGGTGGTGTATATGCCGCCGTATTGTTCTTGGCCGCCGTAATCATGTTGGAAGCTTCTGTTGTAATACCCTTGGTCAAGATGCCGCCAATGCCACCCACAATCAGCAACACAATGTCGTTCAGCATCTTGGTATAGGCTTGGTCTATTGGAGCCATCGCCTTCATAGGCTGGGTCACAAACGTCACCGAGTACAAAAGCGCAATAGTGATGAAGCCAAAGATGAGCGTCACCATAATGATGACAAACGCCCGAACACGGGTATCTATCTCATCGGCAGTTAGTCGCTGCTGATCCGGCTTGCTGGTTAGAAGGGCTAACAGAATTTCCTTCAATTTTTTTCTCCAAGATAGGCGCAATCAAATAGTCGGGACAAGTCTGCGTAAACTCGCAAGCAGGTTTTTGGCATTGTGCGGCACCAAAATGCTTAGGGTCTTGGCAATAGTAACGGTATTCGTCACCACAACCATTAATGCTTAGAATGGTGAACAGGATGGCTATTTTTTTTAGCATAGTCGATTGATTCCTGTATAAAGTAGTAGCCAATAAAACCCAATACACCCAACAGAACAATTACCAAGGCAATAATAAAAAACTCTTCTTGTTCTTCTTTTTGTTTCTTGGCCCTATCTTTGGCGGCCTGCTCAGCGTACTTATCGGCCTGATCCATTTCGCCAGCGCGGACTTTGATCTTATTCCAGACGTCCACCTTGCCAGCCTGCATAAACAGCATCTGGAGTTCAGACTCAAACTGACGGGTCTGCTCCAGTGCCATCTCAATTTCAATGGCTGCTCCCATATTGGAAGCATTCCCCGATGCCTTAGCTGCGCTAACAGTTTTGACCGCTACATCCTTGGCAGTGAAATACCGACCCAGTACGGGGCCTAGAGACGCAACATCATCCACAGTCTGACTGGCCTGTTTGACCATCTTGACTGCTTTTTGGATGCCGCTTAACGCTAGGCCAATACTTATTGGGTCGAGCATGTTAGTACACCGGGTGCATTATTTCGTATAACAATGGTAGGCTCAAAAAGAACCTCGCCAAAGGATCAAGTCGTAGCTGGAGCAGTACCAGCATTAGTAGGGTCGCTACTGACTGGTGTAGCGTTTCCCGAATCCACTGAAGTATCAGCGACGGCGGCGGGAGCAACGGTATCAGCGGCAGCAGGTTGTCCATTTTGAATTTGCGCCTGTGCGTTAGCAGTCGTAATCAGCTTTTGCAGGTGGGTCTGCAAGCTGGCAATCTTGCCTTCGATAGCTTGGATGATGTCGCGCAATTCGGCTTCTGTATGGTTGAAGTTAAACATGGTTTCTCTCTATAAGCACCGCTGAGATGGGGCAGCGGAGTTCCCCCGTGTCAATTTTAAGCGCTGACTTTGGTTTTAAGTGTGACAATTTCAGCAGCCATTTCTTGAATAGCTTGCACCAAGTACACTACCAAGAATGACGTATCAATACCCTGGGGCTTAATCGAACCATCTTCACGAACATCATCAGGATTACCTGATACCGCGGTTGGAACAACAGCTTGCAACTCGTCCGCAATAAAACCCATGTCCGATATACCGGATTGTTTCCAGGTAAATGAACGGGGCCGCAATGCTTCAATCTTGGCCAAACCAGTACCTGCCGGTAACGCAACAATGTTGTCCTTGAGTCGGCGGTCTGAAGAAGTATTAAAAGAAGTACCAGAGCCGTTATATGTGATAGACCCAATACCAGTCAGTGAGCCACCGGGTGTGCTTGCTTGGCTAAAGTATGCAATACCTTGACTGGTGGTATTAACAATAGCGTCCCAATTGGATTGGTTATTGTAATAGGCAGAGGTTACTATTCCAATTCCGTTCGTAGCGTTAGCGGCATTAGAGTAAATAGTAGCCGTATAGGGGGCGGATGGGGGTGAAAACCCAGGAGTACTAGAACCAAAGTTATTCAGGCCAGACCAGCTGTTACTTGCGCTCAACAATCCAACATTAGTACTCAAGTAAGAATCGGCAATCCTATTACCCTGCCAGGTGCCAGAAGAAATTGTGCCAACGGTTGTTAGGTTGGCGGCAGAAGTAATGGCAAGTTGGGTTGCCCCAGTAACAGTTACAGCTGACCCGGCCGATGTAGCTGACGTTGCGCTACTGGCACTACTGACCGGCGTTGTCCCGATTGCAGAAACAATTTGCGCGCTTGTAGCGGTTGTGATAGCTGCGGTTCCATTGCCGTAGAGGATACCGGACTGCGAAGTATTTCCAGTTCCGCCATTAACAACAGGCAAAGCAACGCCGGAATAAGTTACCACCAAAGTTCCATTTGAGGTTAGCGGAGAATTGCCGACGGATAAAAATGACGGCACACTCAAACCAACGCTAGTAAGACCGCCGGTTCCACCAACCCATGTAAAACCAGAACCAGTCCACTGTAAGTAAGTATTGGCTGTTGTAGGCGCAGTAATAAACGATGTGCTACTTGTGCCAGCTTGATACAGAATCTGATTAGCAGAACCACCGGCAATATTGGAAACAGAAGATGCGCCTGCACTACTACCTGTTTTAACCCACGAAGAGGTCGCAGTGTTGTAGGCAATCGTGCAGTATTCACCATTGGCAATTGTCAAACCGCCAACCGTCTGAGCATAGCCGCCAGTGGTGCTGTTGATAACCGTATATGTCTTGCTTGATGCAGGCAGCGTTACCGTCTGGTTGGCAGTGCGTGCGCCCGATAGCAGCAGGATGGCGTATTGAGCCGAGGTACTGGTCAGGTTTGTACCCGTGCTGGTCGCCTGAGTCGTGGTCAGAACCACTGTGCCGTTGGTCGTGATATTTTGAGTTCCAGCAACAGCAACGTCCAAAATAGAAGTAATACCGTTGTTAACGTCATCGCCCCAAGTACCAGCTTCGGTACCGTCAACAGGCTGTACAAGACCCAGCAGTGATGTGTAATTAATTGCCATAGTATTCCTTACTGACTATCGTTGATGAGAACCCAGTTCGTAACTTGGGCATCGTTAATCTGTTGCCATCCGCCAGTGACGCTAGGCTTGCAAACGGTGTCTGGGCGAAAGCGGAGATTCCAAACATTATTCAGCCTTTATGTGGGCCGTGGAGGTTGCGCGGTCAAGATGCAGCGTGGACATTGATTTAATTGTCCAAGTGTATGTATTAACCATAATTAATATTTAATTAAGCTAATATTTTATTAACTGATGTTTGAGAAATACTACCAGTAGAAACTAATAAATTTAAAACTTCCGTTGTATTACTCAATTCTTGCGGTTGACTCATCTCTAATTTGGCTGTCACAATTTCTGGTGTTGTATCGTTATCCCACTTTACCCGTTCGGATAAAGTTAAACCAGCACGAATGTCGGCGTTTTTCCATGTGCGTGGTGGGTTTTGCATTGGCGGCAATGGCGTTGGTTTTACCAATTGCCCATTTACCCATCCATCGCCATTTTGTGCATCATCCGGAACTTGTGTATCGTAAAAAACGGCAACTTCTGGATGATAAATATCTTCCGGCGTGTTGGGTGCAACATCGCGGATACGTTCATTTTCAATCCATGCGAATTTCATATTAGTATCCTTCCGTCCAAACTAATACAACAAGGCCTACACCACCCGCAGCGCCGGTTGCATTAGCCCCAACATTACTAACAGCGCCACCACTACCACCACCAAAAGCGCCGCCAGCACCAGCGTA